CTGGGTTATCGCTCGCCACGGGAATATCTACGGCAGCAAGCCAGTAATGGGTTAAGTGATAACAGGTGTCTGGAAATATAGGGGCAAATCCACTCCCTGATGCAGTTGTATGTCTTTAGTTTCAGTCGTTCTCTTGTAACTACTATTTTCGGTGCTCTTGTTGGTGTTACTGGATTTTGAGATATACGTCCTTCAACAATGGCCTCGCGGAACATATCAGATAACACAGAACGCATTGATCCTGCCATCGTGTTTTTCCCTCCTTCAATCCACAAATCAAGAAACTCGGCAATATGGCGAGTGGTTATTTCTGTCAGTAAAACCCCTCCTAATTTTTCTTTTATTGTCTCCAGTTGATTTACCCGAATTTTATAAGTATTTCTGGACACTTTTCTCCTTATAAGAATCGTTTTGTAACGTTCAATCCAGTCTGCCATAGTAAATGAGTCGAACCCTTTTAGTTTTTCAATTAAGGCAGCAGGAGAGTAGTTTTTGTATATATAATGATTTGCTTCAATTGCCTGCGCTACTGCATCTCTTCTTGAAATTTTACCTAGTGTAAATTCTTCTTTCGTCAGAGGGTTGCGCCAGTAATATGCTTTGTCCCTCCTTCGATATGTTAAGTTTTTAGGCAAATTGGGATCGTATTTTTTCCGCTGCATGTTTTAACTTCTCCAGTAACGGACTGTCTCTCCCTTGTCGCCCATTAGGCTGATGGTGTGTTATATCGGTATCAACCTTATTTGGGTTGATATAGAAAGCTTCCGGAACCACCCTGTAACTCCTCCCGTGTAGTTCAGGTGCAGGATAAATGTTTCCATTCCTTGCCCATCGTCTCAGCGTTGATATTGATGGTGGGTTATCCGGATATCTGAGTTTTCCCCACGTTTTGAGTGTCACAAGATTCATTGCCATACCTCTTACGATATGACCGCCAGTAAATATACAGAATACTGGCGGGTGTGGTTGATTTTTAATAATCAGCTATGAAGTTATAATTTGTATATAATGCAACTCACGAGGACAGAAGTTTCTCGCAATTAAAATTTATCAGCTTTACTTTCTGCTCTCTGGACACGCCTGCTTCTTTTTTCCCTGAGAGCATTTTTTCGCATTCTGATTTCGTTAATTTAGATTTTGAATATCTTGTCCAGTTAGTAGGAGTGCCACCTTCTTTTTCAATAGTGGCAGTTATTTTATACATGAACACCTCCATTATTATTTCCAGTAGTTCGTTTATTCCATCTTTCGAGTGCTTCTTTTTCACTTCCACCATAGCCAGTTCGGGATTCGCATTCGTTGCATTTTGCCCGGTAATACCCTGAAATTGCTTTCACCGTAACAGATGGACAACCACAAAACGGACATGGTTTAACATCGTCATATCTCATAATTTTTGTCATAAAAACTGTCTCACGTTGGCGGTGCATTACACCGCCAGGCTGAATTATTCTTCTGAATTATCGATTACACTGTATTCCCCGGTTAATACAGAGGAGTCTGCCGGATCGATTGTCAGTGGTTCCTTTTCATCCATTGATACTGCACGCTGGATTTCAATTGAGACAGGCAGGTATTTAAACAGGCGACGAATAGCCGTTTTTTTTGCCATTTCTTCCCAGTGAGTTACCCATGGCCCGTTATTACCAGCCTTACTCTGGCTGCGCACCAGTTCAATCTGTTTGCGCGTCATAACTTCAAACTGAGTCCCTCCGTCTTTCAGTCTTGCGACAGCATAGACGTGGGTCACTGGTGCATCTTCGTTTTCTCCCGGGCGGTGTATTAACTTTTCATCAAGGCCAAATTCAAAACTAAACTCGTCACCTTCACGGACAACACGGGCTGACAGGCTGGCGATTTGACCAGAACGGCGAGCCAGATCAATCATGCCGCGATAACCAATGATTAGCTGAACGTTCTTTTTACCGCTCTTTTCGTTTTTATTACCAAAAGGCAGTAAATATGCGTGGCCGAGGGCGCTACCTGGCTCAAGGCCGAGCTGTGAACACTGAACGATCGCACTGACAAAACTCATGGTGTCACAGTTTCCTAGCGCCGGAACCTTACGAATTTCTGTGGTGGCGATACGTATCATTCGTTCAGCCGTCATATGGCGTGGGAGAGCTGCTGCCAGTTGCTCTTTCATTGATGGCTGATTAATAAAGCTGATCACGTCGTTATTTTTTACTGCTGCTGGTGCACGGTTTCCCTGAGTTTTTTGCAGATCGGCTTTTGCGATTGGTGGTTGCTTAGTCATTTGCATATTCCTTAGCCCAGCGGGGCAGTGATAACGTCTTAATAGCTGGCCATTCATCGGTATTGAGGCAGTCAGCCAGGGTTCGCAGATTGCGGTGATATTCCAGCTGACCTGCCAGTTTTGCTTCTTCGCCCATCATGAAAATTTCAACCGGATAACGTCCGCATTCAATAGTTGTGCTGGCAACCAGAAAAACGAAAGTTGGCTGCACTCCAAACTGTGCTTCATAACCGTCACTGTAGAATGCATCCTGAACGTGATAGCGGTAGTCGTAATAAGCGGTTTTGAATCGTTGAATATCCGCCGTAGTTTTCACGTCCATGATCCAGTGAAATTCAGGGATAATTTTGTCCGGACGGCACCGACACAAAATTCCTGTTTCAGGATCTTCCCAGTAAATTGATGATTCAGCGTGTCCGGCGCTTTCAACAAGCCATTGCCCCAGCGGCAAAGCCATAACGCTTTGATACATGAGTTCAATTTTCCGGCCTTCTTCCGCAGTGATAACCGTTTTTCCTGTGCTTGCGCATTCCATCAGAAACGCTTTCTCTTCTTCTTTTCCGGCGTTTGTACGGCGGTTAAATTCAGGTGCTACGATAAAGCGGTTACTGAATTCTTCCGGTTCAAGTACCCGGCAGTGGAAAGCGGTTCCTAAATCGAGCGTTTTTGTCTTTGTGGTGTCCACGGGGGCATTTTTACGCCACAAATACAGTGCCGGAGTATCAGCAATGTCGTCGAGCTGAGACTTACTGACACCGGGACCCGCGTGGTAATTCTCATTCGAAATTCCGTAATAAATACCTGGCTCTATGTCTTCTACGATTACGGGATCTGCGACTTCGCCAGTTTCATCACTGCAATCGCGATGCGGATCGCTGCCAGCATTCTCATTGTGCGGATGTTCAGCGCCTTCCATTTCCTCCGGATCATTTTCCTTAGCTTCAACCTGATTCTCTTCACCGAATGTTTCCTGGTATGTTGCGTCGCCCATCACCGCACCACAGTCAGGGCAGTTATCCCCGCCAGTCTGACCGCAGGCATTGCAGACTATTTCCGGTTCCTGTTGCACTACTGGCTCAGGTTGTTTCACATCCGGGCTGGTTTTTTCCGTTTCTGGCGTGTTTTGTTCCGTTTCTGGCTGGTTCTGGTACACAGAATCGCGAGTCTGGATCCCCTTAACCCATTTCGGATCGTTCGGGTCGCTAATTCCGTCAACAAATTCACCACGTGATGCAGCAAGCAATTTATCGGCATCGACAGGATTTTTTGATGGAATGTTTTTCCGGGCTTCATGGAGTTCTGCCCGCAGTTTCTGATATTTCGCATCAACAGAATTTACCTGTGACTGAGCATCCAGCGGCTGCGTGTCCTGATGATGTTCAGTTGCGTCCGGTTCCATTGTTTCAGCCTCTCCCTGTTCATCTGCCGTTGTTCCAGTTGGTTGTGGTTTTTCTTCATCATCCTGTTTTCCTTCTTCTGTTACACGCTGCGGCATCGGGGCAGAGGAGCGACCGCAGGCAATATCCACGATTTCCGGATCAGGGTTGGCATGATCGGTTTCAGTCAGTACTTTGTTCAGATATTCAGTGACGTGCGCGGGGATGACCTCGATCCCAATTGGTGCTTCTTTCACGGACGCAACCACGATGGCGCGTGAATAATCCAGCCCGCCAGGCATGGTGATGAATTTGTCGCGGAAAACAGAAAAGGGCGGTTTATTTTCAGCGATAATTTCCTCGACACGTTTAGCGTGTGCCGGATGAAGGTTATAAATGTCCACGTCCATTGAACGAGCCAGTACGCCAGTGGCTACGTCGCGCGCCAGTGACGTCAGATCGTGAACGAAACCTTCGCCGCGATCGGTGAGGTTCCCGCCGCCAGCATTAGCGCCGGAAGCCGTGCGCGTGATGCGTGAAACACGATTTCCTTTCATCCACTCTTTTGTCAGCAGACCACGATCGGTGTAGTCTGCGTCCAGGTATGCTTCGAAAAAAGCAGTCATCAGCCCCAGGCTTGAATTGCCTGGATTAGGGAAAACTCTGTCAGTATCACGCACCAGTTTGTGGAGATCGCGAATTTCCAGCGGGTCGAGCAGGCTGGTTTTGTGGGAAACAGCCAGGGCAGTAACAGCTGGTAGTTCTTCAGCTCGTGCAATGTGTAATGCCTGGAGTTTGTCGCGTGAAACGTGCGTTACCGGTTTTTCGCTGCCGTGTTGAGCAAGCCAGCGAATGGGCAGCTCCTGACCGGAAATCGGGAGTAGCATATTCTCCTCAATCTCCGTCATGTCTTCGCCATTAACATTGGTATTGTCAGTGCTGGCTGGTTTGTCCTGCGCAGAGGATGAGGGCGCGATAAATACCATTGTGATGCCATCTTCCCCGCCTTTTTTGTAACGGTTGCAGAATTCCGTATCAAATACGCCTTCTGGTGGAAGGTCATCAACAACGGGCAAATTGACGCGAACAGGTTTTTTAAAGTCATCTTCATCGTAGCCAGCATCGTCAATCGCAACAGCACCACGGGATATGGCAATGGATAATTTTTTCGCTTCAACCCAGTAGAAACCGCCTTTAATACCGAGACGTTTTCTTACTTTGTCATTTTTTGCTTCGTAATACAGTGGGTAAACTTGTTTATCGGTGCTCATTGTTTTTAACCTCAACTCAGATTAAAATTACTGCGAGTGATGAATAAATGTCCCAGGTTCTTCACTCAGGCCTGCACAGTGTGCAGGCTTTCTTTTTTTTCAGATTTCACCCTTTGATTTCATTGCAATCAGAGTTGCCAGAAATTCGGCTTTTTTCTGCGGGCAGATTCTTTCCGATATGCACCAGGCACATTTTTTTGATGCCTTCGTTAAGTGTTTTAACGTTGCCTGATGGACCGTCGATATCAACCACAGTGAAAGGGGTTTCTTTATTTTCTGTTTTAATCACGTAGCCAATACGCTTTCCTTCCAGGCTGACTTCGTGAACAATGTCATCAGTAGTAACAACAGTGGCTTCATAACTGGTAATCATGTTTTTCTCCTTAATTAAGGTTGAGCGAATCCCTGCCATTGCTGGCATAAATTCAGTTTCGGATAGTCAGTTAATTAAAGTTCGTGTGCCATCTGGTCTTTTTCGGCACAGATTTCACTACAATATTTTTTCATTTCCGTCGTTGGTATAACTCCACGCATGAAATGAAGTGGTCTTGTAATGATTTTGCTTTCTTCAATTTCTTTATTGCAAAGGTGATAAGCACATTTTATTTTCTTAGTCATTACCATGACTCCGCCTTTACAGGTAAACCATCACGACCGAGGAAGACTCTAATCATGCAGTCAGAAATGCATGTTTTTGTAGTCAGGCTACGAATATAAAGTTTTCGCTTTTTAATATTGTTTGCCGAGGCGATATATGTCCGACCTTCATGAAGAACATAATCGCCAGGGGTCACACACTGACGTGGTATTTCATCAGTTCCGAAGTGATGAGCAATCATAATTATCTCCATTTTTACAAATGAATTTTGTCGATGCGGTGCCTGGTGCCTCCAGGTGACGTTAACCAGTTAACAATTAACGCCGGATA